GATTTATATCCTCTGTTGGAATGTCTACAGAGCTAATACTTTCGTCTTCATTAATTATAATATTTTTTCTTCCTCTATAAAAATTATTATAGTCTTCATCAGAACACTCTTTTACTAAAAAATGTGTTTGATAAGCTAATGGTTTTGTTTCTTGATACTGCTCATCATTTAAGGACATGTGAGTTAAATTTTCAGGAGAAATACCTCTTTTATTAAAAAAAACTTTTGCCATTTTTATCCTAGTGGTTCGTATATTATGACTGCACCAGCTCCACCATTGTTATTACGTGGCCCTCCTGCACCCTTAGCTATTCTATGAGTATCTCCAGCATAGTTAGCAATTTTACCATCTGGGCCTAATGGAGTATAATCAACTAAGGATGTTCCAGGACTAGTAACTGAAAAACTACCAGAACTTGCTCTACCTGGATCTCTTCCTGGGCCACCACCACCACCATTAGCTACTATTATATTTGTGTCTAAAGTGGATGCTCCACCTGCATTTCCATTAACTGCTGGGGCAGTAGTTCCATCACCCTGAGCACCACTTACCACAGGGACTGAGTAAGGAGCTGAAACTGGAATAACAGCTAGGCCCGCTCCACCATCACCTCCAACACCTCCTCCACCAGGGTAATTGCCTCCACCACCTCCGCCACCACCAGTAGCATAAACATAAATTTTATTTGTGCCTGGTTGAGCAGTGAAAGTTGAAGACGCTGGCCCCGCTTGTATAAATGATGCAAAAATATTTGAATCTCCAGCCGCACCACTTGATGCAGCAGTAATTCTTCCTTGTGCATCAACCGTAATTGATGCAGCAGTATAAGAACCTGCACTTACTGCAGTGTTTGAAAGTTGATCTGGACCAACAGCATCATTTGCAATTTTAGCTGTTGTGATTTGAAGATCTGAAATTTTTGCAGTAGTAATTGCGTTATCCGCAATTTTGGCAGTAGTTACATTTGCATTTGAAATTTTTGCAGTAGTCACTGCGTTGTCAGAAAGTTTTGCAGTAGAAATAGAAGCATCATCAATTTGTGCACTTCCAATACTTCCACCTAACGTATCTAAAGATACTTCATTTAAATTTGTTCCATCAGCATACGCTGCATATATTTTAGCAGCATCAATTGTAAATCCAGTTCCAGAAGCTGTTTTAATAGTTAAGTTAGTTGGAGCTGTAATTGCTGAACAATCAAAAATATAAAATTTTTCTATTCCATCTGGGATAGTTACAGTAGTTGCACCTGTTAAAGTAATAGTATTAAATTTAACAACCATGTTTCTTGCATTAGATAAAGCTTTATCTGTCATCACAAGAGTAGTTATAGCTGAATCAGTTATAGTTACTGCTTCATATCCAGCGATCGCTTGTTGAATTAAGTTTAAGTTATTGTTTGTATTTTCACCCCATGTACCAGCGTTTTCGCCAGTGACCATTAGTTCAAGTTTTAAATCTGTTGAGTAACTAGATGCCATAAATTTTGTCTCCTAAATAATTATAATTTTACCTTAATCATGCAGCTAAATCAACCTCTGTCCATACATTGTTGACTCCAAGATTAACCTCTTGCCAAGAAGTTACTTCCACAGAACCTACAGAAATACTAGCTGAAATTCCTGTAACAGATATGTTAGCAACTCCAATCACTGTAACCGAACCAACAGAACCTGTCAATTCTATGCCATCAACAGGGTATTTAGATGCTTGATCTGCTTGACCTGCGGTAGCCGTTAATTCTTGTCCTGTTACAGGTTCAATAGTAGATTGAATTAGAGATATATCTCCTACAGTCATTGAAGACGATATACCTGTCACACCTACTTCTAGTTTAGGTTCTGGGACTACTTGACCAATGTTACTTGTTAATTCAATGCCTGTAATATCTACAGTAGCTGTACCAGTTACATCTGCAATAGTTCCAACAAATGCATCTAACTGATCCTCAGAAGCTAATACAAATATGTCTTGATCAATCTGAATTGAGAATGAAGGATTTGCAAAAGTAGTTGTAAGTTCTGACCCTGTTACATCTACTGCTACATCCGTAAATGCAGTTTCATCTCCAATAGAAGATGTTAATGAAATACCATTTAATTGAACTGAATATGCATCACCCCAAACTAAACTTCCCCAAGCATCTCTACCCCAACCCGCACCAATTAAAAACTGATCATCAATAGTGACAGCACCTGGTGTTGTAGTTAATTGTGAGCCAGTTACATCTTGTTGAATACCTCTTGCAATATCTTCCTCTCCCATAGAAAGATTTGCTTGAATACCGGTGACTGGTGTATCGGCTGATGCACCTGCAACAGCTCCTGCGTTTGTAAATGTAAGTTGAGATCCTGTTACATCAACATTTGCGTTAGCTACAGTTGTTGATTGTTCTGTAGATGATGTTAATGATATACCACTGACTGAGACGGTTTCGTCAGATAGGTCTCCCCAATCTGATGCTCCCCATGTTTTATTACCCCATCCAGTGGCCATATCATTTTATATCCTTAATTATGCAATTCTTAAGATTGCAGCAGAAGTTGTGAATGCAGGAAACTGGATTGTAAATGTTCCAGATGTTGCAGTCTTATCTCCACCGAAATCTAACACAGCAACTGCTTCAGTAGTACCTGTACCACCATCAGTTGTTGTATTGTAAATCAAAGCACCTTTTGCTGTTAGTGTTACACCAGTGAAAGATAAATCAGCAAAGTTAGTAATAGCGACTCCTGATGAAACTTTAACACCTTGGTTTACTAAAGCTTTACCACCTGCAGTGTAACCTGCTGGTGAAGATACTTCAGAAGTTGATGAATAGTTAGTAGTAGATGCTCCTAATGCAGCAGAAGTATCATACATTGCTAAATTAAATGTATCGCCACCTGCTGAATCAAAATCATGCTCACCACCTAATAATTGCTTTTTGAATGAATTGCAAATTGCATTAGTTGTAATAGCCATAATTGTTCTCCTTTAAAATTACGTATTTGGTGATGGTGAAGGTATCTTAATTCTTGGTACCCCATCATCGTATTCTGCACGTCTTCTTCTCCCCATTTGTTGAAGAGCAAAATTCTGTACTTCTTCATTGTACTTTGTTTCGTACAGTTTGTACATATCCATAGGTCCTTTTAAAAATCTAAAAGCCTCAGCTAATACACCATGTAACAACATTGACTCTTGATATTGAGATAAAAATGTATTGTTGGTTGATGTAAATTCTGGTGGATCTGTAATGTAGTTGATTTGTACAGTATATGCAGAATCTGGTATAGGTGCTACAAGAATATTAAAATCGTCCCAATTAGCCCAATATTTAGGAAGACCTGTTGCAGCATTATTATTGTATTCAGAAATAAAACTTGTATCTCTTCTCTCTAAAAATGTTCTTGTTGATCCATCAATAACTTGAACAGATCTCATAATTGTTAAATCAGCAGGTAAGCTTACGTATCTGTTACCACTTGTAAATGTTGATGTTGAATATTTTCTAAGATCATCATAATCAACTTTACCTGCAACATCAAGTTCAACAGATCTAATAAAATCTTGGATAATTTGATCAGTTAAAACTGTATTACTAACTTCAGTGTAGTTTCTTACTTGTGTTAAAAAATCTGAATGTGTAATTGCCATTATGTAATACTCACTGTTACGGATTTAACTTGTATTGATAATTGTCTTCGTCTATTTTGTAAAGATGGATCTGCAGGTTTCATCTCAGATGTACCTTGGTTAACAAAAGCAAAATCTCCTGGAAGTGTTAAATTAGCTACACCAACAGATGCTCCACCCGAATCTGCTTGAACACCATCTCTATTAGTAGGTTGTTGAAATCTTTGTGGTCTTGTATTTTGTAATGCAATAGCATCGGCTACAATACGTTTTCTTCTAATTTGAGGATGCTTAGGCTCAAACTCAGAATAATGCACTAAAGAACCATTCCATTCTTTGACCATTTCATTATATGGAAATGCCATACCTGATCTGTCAGATATAGCTAAAGAACTTTTACCTGTGGCCCATTTTGGCATAATTAAACTCCATTAGGATAAAAAGATTGTGGAGTAATAAATGTAGATGCTCTTTGACCATCCTCATCTAACGCTCTTTTCAGTTCATCCTCATAAATTAATTTATTTTGTTGTACAAGTTGAGGTGCTTTTTTCATAGATATATAATAAGCTAATCCTGCACACATACATGGTAAAAATCTATATGCAACATCTGCATCATTTGTATATGCACCTGCATCTTCAATTCTTTTAATTACATAAAATTTTAAAGTCGTGTAAGTGTTTAAATCTGGTGCTTGGTATAAATATATTTTAGGTGTTGTTTGTCTATCAACATAATATTGTGATGGTTGTCCAGTAGCTAATTTATTAGGTAATGCAGCATATGCTGATCTGTCTATTTTAGTTATTGAAACATCTTGTGTATTTGCATCATTTGATGCTGCTGCAGTTGATGATACATAAGCCTCAAGCACATCGTTAACATCTGAATCAACTGTGTATTCAGCTTGTCCTGCAACCAAAGGTATTTCGTTTAGTTCTGTTTTCCAAAGATGAATACCTCTATTACCCCATTCAGCAAATAATAGATCTAAACTTCTTCTTGCTGAACGCATGTCATAACCAGAAGTAGTGCTAAGACCACATCTTTCATAACCTTCATCAATAACTTCATCTATATTCAGGTTAAAACTAGTAGTTCCTGATGTAGCCATTTATATCATCTCCTTTTTAGCGGCCGCTTTGAGAGTGTAAAGCTTCTCCTTTTTGCGGTTGTACAACTTATCTGATTGTACCACCTTTAAACTAAATTTTGAAGACCTTAGGTTTTTTGCTATTGGGTTTCTTTTTGACTTGTAATCTTTTCTTTTTTTCACCTCTAGCACCTCTAAGCTTACCTTCAATTTGTTGTCTTATTTGACCTCTACCTATCGGCATAAATCAACCACCTTTCCTATTCCTTTAATATACCCAGCTGACATATGTATATCTTGTACCCTTGGTCACTTCTTCTACTCTATGTGGATATAAAAAATTAGAAGGGAAAATAATAATGTCGCCAGCATTAAATTTATATTTTTTATCTTTAAACATAATAAACTCTCCACCCTCATAATTATCATTTAAAGCTCCAATACAAGATAAAACAGGTATTCCTCTACGCTCACCTTCAAACATATCTTGAATATGATCACAATGTTCAGACATTAAAGTTCCTTTTTTATACTTATTATATTTTAAACTAGAATGGCCATTCCACCCATTATACCATGGAAACTGATAATACTCTAAGTATTTGCCAATGCTTTGCCAAACACACATCATAATTTCATCATGTGAACTTATATAATCAAAACTAAAATCTAATTCTTTTTCTTTACTTAAAGCGTTTCTTTCACCTGTTTTATGACTGTAAAAATAATGTTGTTGCCAACTAACTTCTTTTAATTCTTTTACAGCTTTGTTATAAAGTTTTTTTGGGACTACCTCTTTTATTATAACAACATAATCTTCTAATTTTTTTTTCATAATCAATTATAATTTCTTACTTTCTATTTATTGTAGTATTGATGATCTTCCTATTGCCATTATACTAAATCAACCGCCTTTCCGATTATGGGTTTATATTTAACTTTTTTATCTTCTCTATATGCTCTCATAAATTGTCTTCTCGGATTATAAGGTACCCAACTTACGTGAACCCACCCAGAATTTGGTTCTCCCGGTGTATAGAATTCTAAAATAAGTTGGTCTGGTTCACAGGTCCTATATATCCAATCTGCCAATTCCGCATTGTCCACTCCAATTACCTCTATGTCTGCGGCCTCAGCTTTAGCATGCTGTGAATTTTCTGAACTTCCTATTGCTTTACAAAGCTCTACGCTACGAAATCCACTGGTTACCTTTACCCTGCCAAACTGATCACGTACCGGCTGCAAAACATTTTCACACAGTTGTTTTAACTTATCAATCTGATCGCCATTAGGATTGTTATCAATGTTTAATCGAATTGCGGTATCCGATTTAATTAGCTCTTGTAATGTAAAATTACGTGAAAGGTTCATTATTTTGGTTTTATAATCTTGTCTATACTTATACTACCATCTATCATTTTTTTAACAATAGCATCTACTTCCCCGCACATAAAACGTTTATTATTCATATTCATGTTCCGTGTCGCTTCACGTTTCATCTTTAAGCATGTAGATATATCAGGTTGCATACGATGTTCAACCAATTCTCCTGCTATAAATAAACAAAGTGCAATAACTGTTTGTACCATTAGTGATTCCCATTTAATTGACCAATATTAGCTCTTACAGAATCTTTTAATTTTTCTGTATCTACTCTTAATCGTTCTACATCCATTTGTAGTCGTTCAATATTAACTCTATTGTTCATCATACCATCAACACGTTCAGTTAATTTTTCTAATCCTTCTGCTATATGTTCGAGAAGCATGAACTGCTCTTGGTCTATGGGTTTTTGAGCTGATGCTTCTAATAAATCTTGTTCAAATAATTTGTTAGCTGTCTCTAGTGCATTGAGCCTTTCAATAACACCAAATGCAAACCATGCACCTATTACTACAGCTGCAATCAATCCTATTAAATTACGTAACGGAAGACCGATACTTGTATTGTCATCGATTTTTATTGACATGATAGGCACTCATCTGAACCAGAATCTAATTCAGCTAATGCCTCCTCTTTACAATCCTGACTACAGAATTGATCTAGTTCATCTTTTGGTTGAAATTCTTTATCACACTGTTTACATTTTTTCATATTTAGCTCCATAACCAATTAACGTATCTTTTCCAAAGTTTTTTAATTAATTTCCACATCTTTATTTTCCTCCACTTTAATGAAATTGCAACAACACTATTATCCACCCAAGCAAAGGCATCGTCAATAGCAGCAAAGAATTTATATATAAATTTATCTATCATTTCTTTTCCATTTCATAAAACATTTTATCGCTATCTTCTGTAACCATATCGTTATCTTCCGCATCCCAATAAGTAGTTTGGACTCTATAGTCAGGCCAGCTGTTATCAGTAGTGTATGAATTAACATGCCACAGAATGCGATTATTAGGCTGAGCTGCATAATTACCGTTATCAAGCTCCAATATATGTGCACACTTATGTTCTTGAGGTATTTCGGAATGTTCAACATCCAAGATGTTAGTGTCCGGGTGTGCCCAATCAATTGTGAATAAATATTTGCCATGATAAAACTTTTTATCTAATCCTAAAAATTTTCCCTTTATACCATCCAACCAATCAAAGCAATGAACGCTAGGCCAATAACTAAAACAGTTCCACAGTTCCAATTCGTGCGTCTGCATATTCGGCACATCGGCTCGGTCATAACGTTTTTGGAAAAACGCTGAGATAGGCAGACGCCAATAGCACGCACCATTAGGTAACATGATGTTAAATAAGATTGCACGTCCTGATATGCTTGTGAGACCGAAGATAACGCACTCTTCAGTTTCTCCGTGATGTTCTTTAAGATCATAAAGATACTCCTTCCTTATCTTACAATAAATTGGTGGTATATTAGCATTTAAATAAGACATCTAGCATTTCCATCTTCTTCTAGCCTGTCTTAATCTTGA